ATCAGCTTTATACCTGTACTCAAATATTAATTTAATTAATGTTATGATATTTGCTACTATTAGCAGGAAAAATATCAAAAAAACCTGTTACCCCAGACTGGGGCTAGTAATAAATTTACAAAAAAAATATATGTGGGCCCCCGTCTACAGAAATGGACAAGGCAGTAAAACCGTGAAGTTAAAAGTTATGTTAGAATAAAAATCATTAGGCCAATTGCAACAAACAATTTACCTCTTCATTATATTCTAACACAGATATAATAATAAATTGTTTTAGGTAACTACACGGATATATGTAGGTTGCTAAGTTGCAACAGGATAGAGTTTAGGAGGACCAGTCAGATACGAAAATTCGAAATCTGAACAAGCAGCCCTAAAGACCTGAAAGACAGTATATACACCATTTGGTTGTAAAACCAATTGGGAATATGGAAGTTGAAGCTGTTGATTATCAACAGCCGGCTCAGAAATCTGAGTCGGATTAATCGAATACATAAATGTATCCGAATAGAAGGGAACGGAAACCTCACCGAAACCCTCCAAAGATGGTTTAACAATTTGTTGTAATGGATTGTTAAGTTGAAAAATTTGCGACGGTGTTGGAGCAGTTGCAACTTGAGCAACAGCACCAACAGAAGCCGCAGGAACAAAGAATGTTGAATCAGGATCCAAAACCGTATTCCAATAATAATCGGGAGCGGTAATAATACGAAGATTAATACCACCACGTGCAAAAGCATAACTTGATGCGTAATACGAAATCAAGTCACAAGCATTCTGGTGAATTAAACCATCAGTATCTTTTTGTACAGATCCAATCATATGTGGAATAATAGTAATAAAATTACCATTACTTGTTGGTGATGGAAGAGTTCCCAATAAAGATGAACGTTTGATCATATCTCGGACATCAGTAATCTTGTGTCCAAGAGACAAATTATCAGCACGTACAGATTGTACAGGCCGGTGAAATGTTAGATCATCAAATCCACCACGAAGTGAATCCTGTTCAGCATTCATTTGAAATTTAAAATGAGGCAAACCATCAAGCGACGCAAAAGGCGTCACAGAAGTTGTGGCAACGACACCACCACCACCACCACCACCAGTTGTTGGTAAAGGTAATGGTGCAACAATTGTAGATTGAGAATGGTTGTGTTGAATGTGTGAAAATACAAAATATATATTATACACAGCAGAGCTAGCAACAGTCAAAGAAATATCTATTGACGGTATAGTATTAGCATTATGATTAAAAGTAAAATTAATCATTTCAGTAACACCAGCAGGTGGAGGAAATCCAGGTGCACTAGTAGCAAAAATACCAACCAAATCACCACTACAATTCAAAGTTGTTATACCCGTCCGACAAGTAACATAAACCGAAATTACCTGGGGACCAGAAAAATCAGATGTAAAATTGATAAATCCAGCCGTTGTTCCAGATACATTTTGAATAAATGCAGGACCGGGATTAGACTCCACACCCTCACGAGTTAAATCGCGAACGTGTGAATGTTCAAGGTGTCTCTTCCTTCTAGTTATAGACATACCCTCACGAACAGAACGTAATTCTATGTGATGGCCATACCTATTATCATCCGTAATAAAAGCATTAAAAGCTTCTACAAGGTCAGCAACAGTCTTATAAAGATCAGATGTTTCAAGATCTTTCTTTGTTGCAAGCAAATCCAATGCAGTTGCATGTGCCAAGGATTCAGAATCAGGATTATTGTCTATCATACGACGCAATTGACTGCGCACATTAGAAGGAAGCGATTGTAATTTATTAAGCTCAGCAATAGTTAGAGCAACATTAGGAATTACAACCGTATTTACATCATGAACAGCTGCGACTTTCCGAGAAACGCCAGCAGCAAGTGGTTCCGTAAGAACACGACGGACAGTATGATGTGCCCGCGTAGTTTCAGGAATAACCACAGGATTAAAAGGATAAGAACGAACGACAGTAGGAAGGTTTAAACAAAAATCGGTTCCAGCAGAACGTTCAACAATAACATTGATAGATGAATCCACAGTCGCAGGAAAAACCATCTGGTTGACAATATCAACACCAATGGTACCAAGAGAAGTGGGATTCACATGGACATTTAAAAATGGATGAGGCCAAATATAAGGAACCTCAAAAGTAAAATGATTTGTGTCCTTCAAATCAATAATTTTAGAATAGACCGCATTACGATCTATCGTGTCAGTTATAAGTGAAGCAGGAGAAAACCAAACACGAACACGAAGTGAGTGAAAAGTAGTTTTCACAACACGAAAATGATAAATTATTGAACCACGCCATTTAGAGAATGGTTCAGAATGAAAATGGATATAATCTACATCCAAAGATCCGTCAGCATTTGGAGTAATAGCAGTCTGCGGCTGCACAAGTTTAGACCAAACATTGACACCAGAAGCCTGGTTTGATATTGGAAATCGATCGTGATAGCAAGGTATCTGCAATACAGAATTTATATTCATTTCTGAAGAAGATGTTTGACCCATATCGGTAGAAGGCAACACATTACTAGAAAAGAGAGACATAATGTGTGCATTGTTAGTATCAGATGATACAGCCATATTGGGTAAAGCACGAAGCTTCATATTTTGAGTACGGTTATTTTCAGAATTCATCTGAAATCGAAATTCACCATCTTTTATGGTTTTAAGAACAGAACTACCCTCACGGATAAGTTGTTTGAGTGAATCAAAATTAGGTTTGACTCGAAATTCCTCAATCAAATTATCAATACCATGAGTTTTAGTAAAAGAAACAGGCGTTGATCCGGTAGGAAATTCCAGATCAACATCAATAAATCTTGCAAATACCTGTACAGAGACTGTACCGGCATCTGCAACATCAGACAATGGTGAATAAACCGAAATATAAAAATCACCAATTGTTCCATCGCCAGTCAATAAATTATAATAAATGAATGGTGATGCATATGGAACACGCAATGTTGCGCGAGTTGCATCCATAAGATCCAAATTCGTACGTGGCATGCCAGTACGAGTTTGGAGAGAAGTTTGAGCCATAGCGGCCTTGGCCGGATTATAGCGCGCATTAGGTAAATATGAAATAAGCAAATTGCCAGCCTGAAATTGTTGTTTGTTGATTAAGACAAGTAATTCAACCCCAGCTCTGAGTCCGAAAAAATTTCTCGTCTTCGCGGAAAGGGCAGGTTGAGATAATAAAATATCAGGAAAACGAAACGTGGCCAAAACGTCGCCGGTCGCAGAAGTTTTAGCCCACGTAAAGTTAGCAATAGAATAAGCGCGCTGAAGAAAGCTAAGAACATTGTGATCACGATTTTCATGCGTAGTTGAAGAAATAAGAGCATTTTCCGTAGCAGAAACTGCTGCAGGAGCCTGCATAATTTCATCCATACCCTCGTCATGAAAATGAATGATCTCAATGTTCTCTTGTTTTTGATCGTATATATTTTGTTGATTTGTTGTATTATTTTGTGTGTTGGCAAGTAAATTTCTTTCGTGATTGAACTACTCAATACAAATCACGGCACCTCGCTTTCCTGGATTTTTGGGGAATGCCCAACACCATCCTGGAACGTAAGATTAAATAATCAAGTGTCATCCATTAATAGCAATATTTTCTTTTTAGTAACGAGGAATTTATATAAGAAAATAAGATCACATCAATGGGTTTAGAATAATAGATGTTCAGTAGCCTTGGTTGCCGCAACAACATCAATATTGCGGTAATTGCAGAACAATTTTATTTTATGTTTCATAATATCAGAATCATGTTCACCAATTCTTAATATTTTTCTTTTATGATCCATATATATATAGTTCTTAATATATATCTTTGGATCATACTTGATAGTGTAAGTCTCACCACTATTCATTTCAGCCAAAAAAGGCATCGTCAATACATTATCACGATATTCGTAATAAGATAAAAATTTGTACGATATACCGACACTCCGACAAGCATCCCTAATAAGTTTGGAATTCTCGTCAAATACTTCACGTGTATGCAAAGACAACTCACGCATAGTTACATCTATATTAGCCAAAGTTATTGCATCAGCGGAAAGACCACGTTTAGTCCACTGTACTATCTCCATTATAGTATCTAAATCTAATGGAGCGACATAACGATTAGCCGAATCATCCCAAACAAATTTTCGCTTAAGAAAAGCCACTTCTGATATATCACGAATTGGTACTATTCTACCAGACTTTGATTCATCAGTATATTCATGTCCAAGCAAAGTAAACGCCTCCGTAACAACAACTTGATTGAACCATTCCAAAATAGAATCTGAAACGGCAATCAAATTGTCATCACCATATGAAACCATAGCAACGAATTCATTAAATTTTTTCATGGAAACATAATCCTCTCCAGTTGAATTTCTTCTCCAGACTGCACAGGTTAAGTAAACCATTCTAACAATAATAGAATTATAAATAGAATTCAATATAGCTGTGATTGGACATCCAGATGGTTGTGAATGTGTTGATTGATATATCACATTACCATTTATATGTATAGCATGGACAATGTGCAACCACAAACCATGGCGTACACGAGCATTCTCCTCTCCATCATCATACCAATCATTGATAAGATCAAGTATTGCCCACAAAATTTGTGAATTCAATGAACCATCAAAATTTCCAAAGTCACCAGCAATTACACGAAGCATCATTTTATGATTACACAAAATTGAACCACGACTCGCCAATTTATTCACTATCTCATTCCAGTCATGTGAATAAACATTTGTACCGGTGGCAACTTCATTTGCATTTCTATTGTGCATTATCCATGCAGCAAAACCAAGAAAATATTGTCTAAATAATAATGTAAAGTGTACCGGACCACCACAAAAAACCCGCGTCTTGCCAGCATTCACTTTCTCAATTGGTCTCCGCTCATCTTTTAAAGTATCACTCCAATACACACCACGCTGAATTCCGGTTAAGCAATCTAATTTCAATATATTAACCCTTCGTTCTACTTCTAATGCAAGTGGTGTATCAAAAGTCCATTCATCATCGCCATAAGCATCACGCTTACCACGCAGATTTACATAATCCACAGTATATGGATATCCCATTGATGTTGTTCTATTAATTGGTGCCAAAAACTCATCATTTTCAACACCACACAAAGCCTCCCGGTAAGTCAAAACACGTTGATAATCCGCCAATATTCGATGTGAATTGTTGATGAACATATTATTTGAAACGTCATTAATACACGCCTCCACCATATCATAATTCAATTTTGGAACATTTTTGCCAAATTTCAACAGTCCCTTATACATTGGATTGTGTTCCGAATTTGTACGTAATTGTGCCGGCTTAGTTTTTGGTTCACGCATATCATATAACACGGAAGGCATAATTTTTGTTTTATCACCAGATTTAGACATTTTTTCTGTAACACCATGCACCATCAATCCAGCATCCAATGGAACACTTCCCTGAATACTTGCATCTATATCTATCTCTGTCATTGGAATATCTATTTCCGAATAACATTGATACTTATGTGGTAATGATTTAAATGCTTCATTAAGCATCTCTTGTGTTATTGTTTGTGCCAAACCCTGGGAACCATTACCCTGTTGACGTGCCGCCATATGAATTCCAACAATTTTATGTGAAGCATAATCATTGTTAAGTATAACAGGCCCACCACAATCACCATCAGTTGTTGAACCAAAATAACTCCAACTCTGATTTACAATAAATTGAAAACCAGCATCTGAAATCCGATATTCATTGTTTGACATTTGAACATCAGTGATAGATCTTAAATTTGGATACAAAAAATCCACATTTCTACCAGCATAAGATGGTAATTGTGCATTATAAACACCAGACAACAATGAAAGATCTTCTATACGTATAAAATGTTTAGTTATGTCAGGATGTATATGTACCTTATTTCGCACAGGATCCAAAGAAACAAGAACAGAATCAGTTTCCCTTCCGCTCTTAGTCAAACGTACAAAATTATTTAACAAATAACCCAAATCAAATTCTATTTGAACTCGGGCAGCATTGGTACAGAATAATTTCATTTTTGGATCTTTTCTTAGACGCAACATCTCAATAAAATGATAATTCATCAAAAATGTTGTACCACGAATAAAAATAACATTTCCAAATACAGTTGTCTCTGAATGCAAAGCATATAAAGATTTACGTACAATTGCACTCTCAAGCATTTGACAACCACGATCCTGATAAACTTCTGTTTTAAATGATGCAGTTGTACGTGGTTGCAATGGAGCAGATGAATTCTCAACTTTAAAAGCATTTTGTGTCTTTGGTTGTAATGGTGCAGAAGAATTCTCAACAACAAAAGTATTTTGTGTTTTTGGTTGTACCGGTGCGGATGAATTTTCAGATTTAAAATCTTCAATTTTATCTTTCGAAAAAGAAGAATAAACGAAACCAATCAAACCAAAAATACCAATTGCCAAACTTATGAATCCACAAATTTCCCCTACACTACAACCATTCCAAATTTGCGAAATTCTACTACCTAATTGTGACACATAATTATTAAATGTTGTCATAACTGTATTAAAATGTTGTCTCATATTTCGTTGAGTATACCAAACATCATTATCATAATTGTAATGTATTCCGGCCGTCTCGAGTGCCAATATTAATGAATTATTACTAGAATTCACATTTCTAATTCCATAATAAAGTCTCCGCTGATATGTAGTGAATAATTGTGGATGTAATGCCAAATCAGCTAAAATTTGATCCTCACTTGGATTTGTATCATTCAAATGCAATAAATAAGTTACAAGTGTTTGATATGCAACAACATCAGTTGGTACATTTAAATCTATTGCACCAATAGCCTCTACAGCATCCACAAAAACATCATCAGCATTCTGTGGTTTAAAGTCAAAAATGTTTGGATTAGTTGCCAATAAGTCACTCAATTCTCTACGTCCACCCTCTGCAAGTTGTGACTTGTCATCCTCCTGTTTTAAATGCACAACAAGTTCACCATAAGATAAAACATCTCCAATTTGTTGATCAGTAAACATATCATATGGTTCAAATTCCTGTGCATGGGCACAAAACGCCAAAGATTGTATATTATTGATTATTTTGAATTCCGCACACCTTACACAATCACGTATCTTTTTAACATCCAAACGAGTATGTTTAGTACCATTAACTGTAACTTCTTTCCCATAGTCAGCAGCAACACGTATGCGATATGCACACATATTTAATCTACGAATAGCTGCCTCTGGACAATTAACAGATGTTATAAATTTTGAAAATTCCCTATTCAAATTTGTAGTATAAATACAAATTTCTGAGGAAAAAAAACGACCCTTATCATTCAAATCAGCACAATGAACATGCGCCGGTGCTGAATTCAAAAGGCGAATTGATTCCATAAATTCGGGCGATGGATTTCCCGGTGTATCTTTCATTTGGAACGCATCATCAAAGATACAAACCTTCTGTCCAACATAACCATCCCAATATTCAGTTTCATAATTTCTAATATATACCTCATTGTTAATATTTTTACAATAAAGTTGATTACGATGTGCCAACAACGTCGTATACAATGGCACAAGCAATTCTGTGTTTCCACTACCAGAATCCCCCGATATCAAAATACCAAGTGGTTTATTTCTCGGTCCACCCTCATGAACAGTACTTCTGCAAGCAAATTTGTACAAATCATTGACAACAGGTGTTAATGATGATAAAATTCTTTGACAATCAATATGTAAAGATTTCCACACACTAGTTGTATGTTTCCATCGATACATTTGTGTATACAATTGTTCAACTTCTTGTACACTTGCATCATCCTTAGCCAATTTGTTTTTCATTTCAGCAGAAGTATAAAATTTAACACGTTCTACCCAATGAGCTATCTCACCAGCTATTCCATATTCATGATACAATTCCTCACGAGTTGTTCCCAAAAAGAAACATTTGAATTCATCACGAACAAAATCAAAAGTTTTTCCAGCAGCATCCCAAATTTTAGCAGTTCCAGAAAAAGCCTTTGGTACACTATCCAATCGTTTAATGATATTATCATAAAATCTTTCTGATGGTATTTTTGAAACACCAAAGAAAGCAAGTAGTGTAAACAAAATTTGTCCAACCATTGAAAAAGCGTTGGTATCAATATCCATTTGCCATTTAAAGCCATAGAGTATTTGTTTAACTTTTTCCATTACTGATTGTGGCCACTTAAAGTATATCAAAACCATCACAATAATGGAACATGAAATTTTAACATCCATGGATATACAAATCAAAATAACCAAAATACTAATTAATAATGACGTTGATGATATACCAGATGTTACACTACCAATGAAACTCTCCAATTTAGATAGAATTCCATCATCACGCGTTATTTTTTCTGTGACTTTATTTATTGCCTCCAATGCAATGGTTGCCGTATCTGTTAAAATAGAATGTTTTGCAAATGCCTTTGGTATTTCATTTGCACAATCACGCGCCAGATTAGATACAGAATCACTAACTGAATTTATTTTATTTAACATTTTTGAACCCTCAACAGTCATAGCTGCAGATATTCCAGAACCAGGTAACATAAAATTAGCAGCGGCATACCCAGCCATTCTATATGTCGCAGGAGTATTTAATGATTTTGAAATATCCCTGGCCGCCGTAATTAAATTATCCATTTGAAATTTAAATCTATTTTGTTTATTTGATTGTCGTAATTTCCTAACCAGAGTTTTATTTTTTTGCACCTGACGCTCACGTGAACGTTCCAAAGCCTCAATTCTCTTGCGCAATTTAAGTTCAATGTTTTGAACTGGACCCGGATTCATTTCTATATCTCCGGACAATAATAACATACGCAACAAAAAACTAGATTCACTAAATGAATCTATATGTTTAAAAATAGTCATATATTGTATTGGTAAAATCCACGTTGATGAATTTACACCATCCCACATGATTGATGAAATAAATTTACAAGTATTAATAAAATCAAAAGATTCATCAAGACCAGGTAAAGTAAAAACATCATCATCTTCATCTATCATATTTTCAAAAATATTCATTACAAAATCTATTGTTGTGTGGCAATTTGGTGAAAATATCCACACACCACTAAAACTTGTAATGGTAATATCGTTATCAATTTTATTTGCAAAGTCGTCAATGGTTACACTATTATTTAGAGTTTGATTCTCATATTCCGAAGCTAATTTTAAATTGTACATATTTATATCTTAATCGGTTACTCCTAAGGATCAGACTGGGAATTTAATCAACCTACATCTTTCGAAATCCCTTGTTTCGCCTTATTGATTTATATCTACGATGAGGAGTCCACGGACTTGTCTTTCTTTTAATAATCAAAAGAACATACCTCAAAGTATCCAATAACGATGAATAAAAACGTGACCCACTTGCGGAGAGTCAAAACCGTTTCCTGAGTTTAATACTTAAACCATGGAAAAGTCCAAAAGCGATTTTGGAATATCATAAATTTTAGATCCTACAAGAATTTTCCACACTCTTGATTGCTAATTTACGTGTCATAATACATATCTAACATACACATAGTGATTAGCATGGCATCAATTAATATTTAGAATAGTTTTCTATTCCGATGATGTTAAAAACT